CTATTGGTTGCACGACAAAGAGAAGTCCGAAGATGAGTGATGCGATTGCCATGACGAAAGATGCGGTTAAGCCAATACCGACAATGAGGATTAGGCGGGCTTTGATTTGTTCGTTGCTTAGGCGTTTGTCTGTGGTCATTGGCAGCGGCTTTCTAGTATTCCGTTGGCTTTTGTGGTGTTGCAGTTTTCGCGGTATCGGTCTGCACAAGCGGTTAGCACAAGTGCAAGCATGACGCTAGCCAAGTAGTAGCGCGGCTTCATCGGCTGTTATTCCTAGCCTGTTAAGTACGGTCTGTCTAGCGGTGGCTTTGTCGGCAACGGCTTTGACGGCGGCTTTGTCTGCGGCTTTTACTGCGTCAATAGCGGCTGTTTCTTCTTCGGTTGCGTCACGCAAAATGTCGTCTATTTGTATTTTGTAGGTCATGATGTCGCTATCCCGTAAATGTTAAATGTTCCGCTAGTAAAAGTGTTGGCAGACATTGTAATAGTAAACGCTGTACTAGACGCGGCGTTAGTGTCAATACCGTTAAACAATCTTGTGCCTGCCGTGTTTACTTGTGTTCCGTTAATAGTTGTGGCTTTAGCCAAAAATGGCGACTGCACATAAATTGTTAATGCTGTGCTGGCGGCTGTTTGGTCGCCAAAAGATACGCCCGTTGCGACAGCGCTTGCAACCGTTCCGCTAACCGTAGATGAAGAATAATCAAGAAGAAAAAACGCTGATGAATAAGTGCTGCCTGCGCTACCGTTCAAGGTCATGCGCATTTGGTTGCCAGCACCCGAACAAGCCATGTTTGCAATAGTAATTAAATAGTTTTCGTATGTTGCACTAAACGCACTAGACATAGTGAAAGTAACTGCTCCTGCAACAATGGCTTGTGACTTAATAAAAGTTAATGCGCCAGCCGATGCAGGGCCAACAGTAGCCCAAGCCGCGCCATCGTAATACTGCACAACATTCGTACTCGACAAGTAACAAAGTTGCCCTTCAGCAAGCACCTTTTCGCCTGCGCCACCGAAAGCCGCGTCGCGCGTAGTTGTGTTAGTAAATACAGGGACGCCTGTGCCGGCACTGATATTCATGTTCGCGGCAGTCAATACCTCGCCAGCGGTAAAAAGTGGGACGCTTGTTTGCTCGTTTGGCATGTTTCTATCCTAGGACATTGTCTTCGTCAAGTGTGCCATATACCAGATCGTTCAATATGAGCTCATAGACGATCGTTGTTGGCGAGGTGAAGTAGGTGACTGCATGCCCAGCCGACAAAGTAAGCCTGTGCTCAAGTCCTTCAATGGTGAGATCTTGCGCGAATTGGGTTGGGCCTGCCGAAGTAGTAATTGACTTTTGGATATTGATGAGGTCGCCGACATCGAGAAGCGCAAGTGTGTCTTGGTCTAGGGCGGCTGTGCCGGGGAACTCGGTGCCTAAGAAATTAAAGCGCGCTTCGGGATCTGGACTGATGAGGTATTGAGCAAGTGTGAGAGCTGCGGCGTCATCGTGGACTAGCGAGTCGGTGATGGATTGTGTCTGCACAAGGTAGGCGGCTTGGCTGATTAGGTCTTCGGCGACTTCTGGCGATGTTGCTCCAGCGTGTTGAACGGATGCACGATTGACCACTGTGTCCGCTTGGAAGGAGATGTCAATAGCGGAGTAGCCGATCTCGGTTCCGTCATCATGGAATTCGGCGACAGGGACTCCGAGCGTCGTGCCTAGACGCTTTTGGAAGGTCATTGTGCCTTCTCGATCCACAAAGATTCTGCCCTGCTCGGCTTCGTTAATTTTGTTGGCGTAACCTGCGACCGATGTACCGTTTGCGACTGTGTAGGCAGCCGCTCCGCCAAGGGTCGCCACGCCTGTCTCAATGCTTCGTGAGCCTGTGTAAGCGACTTCTGGTAGGTCTAGAAGGGCATCAAAACGGGCGCTTGAGAGCTGCTCTGTGACATTCCATTCGGCAAGGAAAGTCTGCCCGAGCTGGTAGGAGAAGTCTGCACAATTCACGGTCACTGTGTCCAGTCCGCCAAGTGTAAAGGTGTAGTCGTAATTCACGATGTAGCCAACCCACAAATACTTCTTTACATTAAGCGAGTCATAGCGTGAGAAGCGCACTTGTCGAAGAGGTGCAAGCCCCGGCTGATTATTGTTTGGGTCGTAATACGGAGAAGTTGTGTCAAAAGGGTTAAAAACTCCGTCCGCGTAAGTGTCGTTCAATGTGAAGCTCATTGTGCCATAAGCAAATTGATCGCCAGTGTTCTGTCGTCCGCGTTTCGCTGTGAGTCCGATCGTGCCATCCATGACGGTTGCATATTGTGAGACACCATCAAGCACATATTCGGTGTTATTGAGTTCGCCTTTGAGTGTGTCGTCAAGAGTGAAAGCGTCCCACATGTACCCAGTATCAATCTCTAGGTCATAGTTACCTGACCCGATTACCGCTACGCCTGCCATTAGGCGACCGCTATGTTCGCAGGGCCATTCTGCCTATTAAACGCTCTGATCGCGTTCACGACAGCTGTGCCGATCTCCGCGCTGGAGCCGAGACCGCCAGTGATATTGATTGTGTAGTTGCCCATTCCACCACCGCGTCCAGATAAAGGAATGACCGCTTCAGGGCCACGCTCACCGATCATTGCAAGCGTGGGCCCTGTCACGATTCCACCGTCTGCCAGATAAGGAATTTCTGGTACGGAGAAGCCTTTGCCACCGATCACAGGCACCCAAGAAGGAATCTCAAAGGAAAGCTTTCCGACCGTGTTGTTCCATAATTTTGCAATGCCGTTAAAAAGTGATTTGTAGATGTTAAAGATCGCTGTGAAGTAGGTAGTGAGTCCGTTAAAGACTGCTTTACCGCCTGCAAGCATGGCATCAAAGACGGTGTCTACGATTTTGCGGACGGTCTCAAACTTGAAGTAGAGCGCGGTCAGGATCGCTATAAACGCCACGATTGCCAAGATGACAAGTGTGACAGGGTTTGCCAGTAGTAGCGCGTTAAACACTGCGACAACGCCGTTCACGATCATCTGTGCGGCTGCATAAACTTTCATAGCGGCATTAAGAGCCAAGATCGTCACTGCGATTCCACCAATCGCGCCTGCAACAATAAGGAAGACCTTTGTGTTTTCTTGTGCCCACGCGCCAAAAGCGATTAGGTACGGAAGAAGCGCTTCGACTACTGGAATGAGCGCCGCGCCGATTGACTCTTTTGTCTCTGCTAATGCGATTCCGAGACGCTTCATACCACCTTCGGCAGTGGCGGCAGCTGCGGCAGAAGCACCACCGAACGATCCGCCAAGCACATTCATTACATCTTCTAAAGATGCACCGTCTTTAATCATTGCTTTAATCTCTGGACTAAGCGCGGCAAGTCCTTTCATGTTTCCGCCGTAAGCCTTCGCAAGCGCGTCCGAGACGGTCGCAAGGTCTTTGCCTGATCCTGCGGAGATGTCTTGTGCAAGTGCTAGGGCTTTGTTGGCTTCCTCGATGTCTTTAGTTCCGCGTACAAGTGAAGCCAGTGCCGGGCGAAGTTCAGAGTCTGCTACGCCTGACGCGAGACTCATCTTTGTAATCATGTCTTCTTGTGCTGCGATCTGTGCGTCGGTCGCGCCAGTGACATTCTGGAGTGCGAGCGCAAGTTGTACCTGTTCGGCTTGGTCTTCCATTGCCGCCTTAGTAGCGCCAACTAGGGCAAGACCTAATCCTGCGACAGCTGCCGCCGCTGGGACTGCTGCTTTCTTAATTGCGTATTGTGCTTTAGCCGACGCGCCTTCAAGCTTCTGGAATTCTTTTATTGCCTTTTGTGTGCCCTTGGCATTGAACTCGGTAATGATTGGAAGGATTACAGCCATGACTATTGTGCTTTCAAGTTCTGTCCGACGGCTTTGCCAACGCGATCCACTAGCGTCTCCATAGCACTATTAAGGTCGTCTTTGTGGGCTTCATATTGACGCCATACTACTCTTGATGAATCTCCGTACTTGGCTGTTAGTGCAGCGCCCATTCGATTACTTGTTGAGAAGTCAAAGAATGAAGCTGCCGCGCCAAGCCACTTAATCGCAAAGGTCGTGAGATTGACTGTGTTTTGTCGGAACTCTTTTGGCGGTTTTGTGTTTATGTACGCTTTAACTTTGTGCTCGGTAGGCCAAGGAAAGACCTCATAAGATCCACGAAGATTCCAGCGTCGTTGCCACCCAGACAGAGGATAATTTAGGGGTATGGCGGACTCAATATCGGAGACTAATCCTGCTGTAATCCTTTTGTAATCTTTGGTGATCTCGCGTCGTAAAGACTTGTCAATCTTGTTCAGTTCTTTAAGTGCTTCTTTAAGGCCGTAGACCT